TAACTACTGGCTAAGAGTAATAAATGTAATCCAAAACAATATAATTAACTTAAAATGAAAGGAATATATAAAATAATAAATCCTGAAAATAAAATTTATATAGGTTTATCTAAGGATATTGAAAAAAGGTTTTATTTATATAAAACTAAAAATTGCAAAACTCAAAAAAGGTTATATGATTCAATTTGTGTATATGGGTTTGAAAACCATTTTACTAGTATTTTAGAGCATGGAGATTTTTCAGACGAGTATTTAAAAGAAAGGGAAATTTTTTATATAAAAGAATATAATAGTTTTTCTGAAAACGGATTAAATATGAATAAGGGAGGTGGATATATTGTATCAAAAAGAGATAAAACAAATCCTAAGCAACTAACTAAAATCAAGACAATTAGGTTTACTGAATCTCAAATGAATAGTTTAACTATTTTAGAATCATACAATGTTAATGTAAACCAATTTATAAGACAAGCAATAAAAGAAAAATTACAAAAAGAATGGAAACAAATAAAAGAAGAAAAAGAACGTATAAAATTGCCGTTTTAATACTATTCCCTATCTCAGTTTATTCTCAGGATAGTATAAATATAACTAAGCATGAATTAAGATGCTTTTTAAGGGATTACACGAACGCTCCTGTGTTAGATAGCACAATAGTTGAGCAAGATAGTATTATAGCATACCAGCGTAATATTATCAATAATGATAGTTTAGTATTATTCAACTGTAATACTCTTTCAGTTATGCAAGATAGAATGCTTAATAGTTACCGAGAGGCTTATGAGAGTGAACAAGGCAAGGTTATAGCTGAGAAAAAAAGAAAGACGCTATGGCAAATAATTAGTGGAGTGTTGGGTGGATTGTTTATTTATAATACTGTTCAGAATTAGATAAAATTTTCGATTAGTGAACACTATTCTGTAGGTTTTTCGGTTGCTTCTTTCCACCAATGAACAAAGATAGGATTTATATCATCATACGATTCTGCTACCTTCACCCATTCATTAGTATCTAAAACCAAAGTAGTACAGTCTGCATAGTTTTGATTTACCATGTAGTTATCCTGTTTAATAGATAATATACTTGAAACAAAAATAAGTCGCTTAAACTTAAATATAGACCGTTTACCTAATAGCTGGTTTTTCTTAATCTGTATCTGAGTTACCTCTATCTGTATTCCGTTTATTAGTTCCATGTTAGTTAATCTATTAGACGTTTCCATTTATAACCTTTGTATGTATTAAGTTTACCACTCATACACGAACTAACATTACCAATATGATAATTTAATTCTCTTTTAATATCCATCAAACAATCCCAATTCTTTACAAATAATCCATCTTTCGTTATTTGCACAACTCTGACGCTTTTAGGATTATCTTTTGATATAATCCCTTTCCTATTACTAATCCTACCTTTTCTTCCTTTTTTTAGATTAACTTCTTTAGAAAATCTTTTACCTTTCTTCGATTCAGACATCTTATCTTTAGATTCCTGACTATGAGTTCTACCAAGCCAATTATTATTTCCAATCTGAGCTTTACTCATTCTTATTAATGTTTCACTACAAACTTTTCCACTTTTATTGTTTGTCTTTGTTAATACGCAATTAAGCCCATTTCCATTAATTACGTTATATAAATCTTGGTAGTATCTTTCTTTTTCATTTAAAGAATCTACATTACACTCTTCTATTATTTCAAACTTATGGTTATCTACTCCATACTTTAAAAATGAACGATATAATATAACTTGGAGTTGTATGTTTTTACTTAATATCCTATACCTATAAAATCTTTTTTCTATATCAACACTTTGCCCTATATAAATTTTACCAGTTGGATTTGTTATTTTATATATACCTACCATAAGGCTAAAAATATAATTGAAATTATATTAAAAATATGTGTAAAACGTGCGATTTGCCCTTGCTTTGGATGGTGTAAGTAAGCCTCAATTGCTTTTGGCACTCCTTTATAACCATTTCTATCGTGCCACCCATCCGAACCGCTTGCAGAACGTGAACTCTCAATTGTTACTCCTATTCTATCTTTTGCATTCTTATGGTGTACATGGTGTGTATAGATATACCTATGCTTTGCCATGCTCCAATGCTTACACTCAATAGACATTAACTGAGGTAAGTCAGAGTCTTTAGCACCATCTCCATGAGTACTACCTATTAAATTATCGTGGTAAACAAAGTACTTTCTATGCTTCATATCAATATCAAAAGTAATATTCTTTGATACTCTAAACCAATTTTGTAATGATTCTGCTAAATACCAGCCAGCCATAAAATCGTGGTTAGATGGATTGTGTATTACATGAACATCGGCAACAGCCGTTAATTTTTCTATAATATCGACGTATAATCTTCGTGCTAACAAAAAGTTATCATACCACATTCCATCTGTATCTTGAGGCGTTCCGCTTGTTGTAGTTCGCTTTGTATTATCGGTATGTAATATATCATTACCAATAATTAAAACAATCTTATCTAAGTTAAATCCTTGAGATTTTCTTAATAACCCATCAACTCCTTCGTGTACTCTTTTTATTGCAATACTTGTATTGTATTTTTCGCCCGTTTCTAATTCGCTTCCTAATTTACCTATATGAATATCACAAGGGTCAATAACCAAACAATGGCTATCTTTTAATGGTTTTCTTTTGATTGTAGGATATTTCGGTCTGTGTTTAGCCATATCCTTCATTAATTGGTTTTTAAGGTCTAATAGGCTCTTTTGGTTAGGCTTTGCAAATATTGAAAATACCTTAGACTTATACCAATAATGTTTAATTGTAGTTTTATCTATTCCAGCCTGCTCACATTCAGCCTCTAAAAGAGATGTTTGTATTCGATAGTTTTTTATTAAATCAACCTCATCTACTGTTAAACGATGTCTATTTAAGCTATCAGATTCGCCAAAGTTAAGTTTTTTAGGCATGAAATTAGTTTTAGTTTAGGCAAAGATAGTAAATAATTAATAGAAATCAAATTTATTCTTTTGTACTATTACTTTCCTTTACCGCTTGCCATGTAGTTAATCCTAAACAAGCTAATACAAAGGTAAAATCAAAAGCCAATACCTCGCCTAAATACTCCCATTTATCTGAGTTAAACCATTTGATATGAGTAATAATAACCAATACGATAACAGTAAAAGCTGCAAGTTTGCGACTACTAAAGCCATCCTTACCAGTTTTAAAAGAGTTGATAATATCGCTAAGTACTTCTTTTATCTTTTTCATATGTTAAACGTGTTAAATTTATCGTGTTTTTTCAACATATTTAACATATATGTTGCTTTAATCAACTGTTCCCATTTTGGGAACTTAATGCTATAACCTTATTTTATTTTATACCTTTCAGTATATTACCTTATAGCTAAAACCTGCATACGATTCTTTCCACTACGGTAGCTTATGTGAATCCAACTATAATCATATTCATTTAAAAGCTGGTCATAAGTTATATTCTCTTTTGCCCACTCAAATAACTTTTTATTATCCTCTCTATTTCCTGTTGTTAAATCAATCGCCTCTCCAAATGTATGCTGGCTTGTACTTGCCCCTCCAACTGCTTTATTAACCGCCTTAGAACGGAAAAAAGAGTTTACCTTTAATGGTTTACCGTACCATTTACGCATAGGCTCAAAGCATAATAGAGCGACTAATTTCATAGCCTCAAGTTCTTTATCACTTGGGATATTTGGTAATTTCTTACTTGTTGCTGTTGCCTCTTTATAACTAATGTGTTCGCTTATCTTTTCCATTCTTTTTATTTTTAACATATTCCGTTCGCCACTTCCAACAAGTGTATCCTATTGCTAAAATTAAACTTGTTAGCTTTAATGTACTTTCTACATTTAAAAATGTTACCGTTATAGCCCCTAAATGTGCTAATAATACTTGGAATATATCGTGATGGTCTTGAATAAATTTAGGCATAATTATTTTGGCTCATCGCCTTGATAGAAATAATAATATAATTCATCGCCTCCATTACTTGTTACAGTGGCTTTCTCTTCTGTCGTTAATTGTCTTTCAGGCTCGCAAAATGGCTCTCCATTATTATCGCCAAACTTCTTTTTTATTGTTATCATTATACTGCTTTTTGTGGTACTATTTTTAATGCCTCAGAAATATGTGTATCTGCTCCATTTGTTCTACTTACACTTATCATAATATAAACATCGCTTGCTAATGTTGGTATAGCTATATCAACACCCAAAGTACCTACTGAAATGAAACCAGCAGCCAAAGCCGTACCTGTTGTAATGCTTCTTATTGACGTATTACTTTTAATTGCAAATGTTCTAAAGAATAACTGACTACCTGCTGCCGTTGTATTTTCAAATTGAGCTATCTGAGTCGCTCCTGCTAAAGTTGCACTTGTATTAATCCATACTTTAGTAGTTTTATTCCCTGCTGTTCCTGTTTTAGAAACCCAATTATAAACATCAAAAAAATCGCCTGTCGTTAGTGTACCGCCTGCAATTAGTTTAGATTGCGCTAATTCATCCGCTCCTGTTGTAGCACTTGTAAATGGAGTTATATCAGTATAGATAGTCTGTATTCTACTATTTGTTAATCTACTATCGTTGCCCTCAGTAACCGTTCCTGCCGTTGTACCTAATGCTAAATTATATCCTGTTGCCTTTGCTGCATAGGTAAGGTTATTACTACCATTAACCTCAACAATAGTACTTGGAGTTGCACTACCTAAATTTATAGTAGGGCTATTAATCTCTAATAAAGTAGGATGCTCTATTGATGAATTTGCATCTGTTGCTCTGAAAAAAGCATAAGTACCACTACCTCCATTGTAATAAGCTATATCGCATTTTGTTTGATTGGTAGTTATTCCAGTAGATATGTTTGAGTTCGTAAAAATTAAAGACGCTTGCCCATCAGCTAACTGCAAATTAGTATAGTCCGTTGGACTTGCCTTATCGCTCGATAAACTATTAGACATTAACTTAACGTCTGTTGCATTCAACTCAATTAAAGCCGTATGTTCAATAGCCGTTTTTGTAGTGTTATTTACTACACGTCCAAAATCCACTCCGTTGGAATGTGATAAGGTAGCCTCTGAATTGTTTAGCTTAACATCTGAATAGCCATTATCTGATTCGATAATAGCACCGCCTGTTGTATTCCCATTAGCTAAAACCTCTGCCAATGTTTGCGCAATAGGAGTATAATCTAATTGCGACCACGTTTGAGTACCATCTGCTATTTTAAATTTACGCTGGTCTGTACTACCATAGTAAACATCACTTGTTACTAATATCCTTTTGTTTGAATATACAGTTGCATCAACAGCCCATTGTGCTGCCGTTTGTACTACTATTTGACTTGGTAAGTTAAATGTTAAAGCCATTCTACGTTTACTGTTTCTGTGTTAAAATCTGCTGTTGTTTGTGTATCAATTAATACACCATCTAAGTATATTTCTATATCGCCTCCTGCACTACCACTTGGTAATGTAACATTAGAAATAGCAAATACAAATGTAGTTGCTGCACTTGGTGTACTAAAAACAAACTGCATTATAATAATACTAAAGGGTTTGAACTCTCCACTATATCACAAATAATATAAGCATCATTACCTACATTCATAAATGAAGATACATAACTTGCACTCGCATCTAACTTAACCTCAATTTCTGCATACAATCTACAAGGCTCTAAAGTTTTAGTTAAATTTCTATTTACAATAAATCCAATAGTATTTGCATCAACAACAACTATACTATTATCATCTCCTACTGGTGTTTTCTTAAAATTAAAGTGGTGTATTTTTACTCCATTAGATAATGAGTACACATAAATATTATAATCTTCAATATCTGCAATAGCAATATTAACCCCTGCATTATCCTTTACTTGGAAAGTACGCATTAAAACATCAGTACCCTGTAATACCTTTTCTACTGCCATTATAAGTCAATTATAATATATTGGATATTAACAGTAACAGTTCCATCCCCTGTTGTTGGGTTACCTGTATTTGTTTGAATGTAAATACCTTTATTTGCAATTATCTGAGTATCTGCTGCACTTGTGGCAGCTTGAACCGACCCCATTGATGTACGTGTTGCTGTGTTATTTAATATAGTTTGGAATTGCAACTGAACATCTGTTGCTGTATCTGTGTAAATAGCCATTGTTAAGTTAGTAGCCCATGCAGTAGTTCCAAAAACACTTGTAACAGTTGTGCTTGGTAAAACTACAATTGCTTTACCTGAGCCAGCACTTGCGACTAATAAAATAGGAGTAGCGTTTGAATTAGCAACCTCTAAATTTGATAATGATACCGTAGTATTATATACAGTTGTAGGGCTTGCAGCATCATCAATAGAGTTTAAACAGCTATCAATAACATCCTGTATTACCTCACGAACCTTTGCGGCTGTGTTTTGTCTATTTAAAGCATCCGTTATATTATCTGTTAGTAACGTGCTTAAATCTGCTCTATTTTTTACTGCCATTAGTTAAAAGATAAATCAAAACTTTCATCAAAAGAATTACCTGTGTTAATCTCAGGATAACCATTTGTTATACTCGTTCCGTTTGTTTTAAAATAATTCGTTAAATCAAATCCTTGTTCATCATAAGTAATACTCAATCCAGTTAAATTAGGATAATGAATATTAGTTATTGTAGGGTTATCTTCAATGATTTTATAAACATATTCGATACTACCATACAGTTGTAAAGATATATCAAACAAGGTTTGACCATCCTTTAGTGTTACACTTTTAGTTGCCATTTATTCTATTCGTTTTGCGTCAATACTAAATTTTGCCTCTCCTAATACTTCGATTTTATTTACCTCATATCCATCACTACCCAATTGAACAGTAATGTTACGTTTCAATACCTGTTGCGTTCCTGAAGACGCTATGTAATAATCAATACCTACTCCAACTAAAGGGAACTGTTTAAATCCCCCTGTATTAGCCTTCATTAAATTAATTACATGGTTTTGGTCGCTATCTGCGATAACAAAATCCCCACCTACTATTCGTAGGTCTAAGTCGCTTTCTAAATCTATATCTTTAACCATTAGTTCTTAATTAAAATCAAATCATATCCTGCAATTATATCAAGGTTGTTAGTGCTTACGCCTGTTATCCTTACAACAATATCACTCTGTTGCGATACTGCTATACCTCCATAAGGCAACTCTTCAAAGGCATCTGCCGTTGCACTCGAAAATGGTCTTCTTAAACGTGGACTCATCCCATTACCCCTTATCCATAAAGCACCATCTGCAATACCACTTGTACCACCAATAACCCTACAAAATAATCTACGTATGTAAGCCGTATATCCATAAGGTACTGTGTATGATGCTACGTTTGTTTGCGAACGTCCTATTGGCATTTTACAAAATATATTAGCCGTAGTTGTTATGTGCCTTACTGTTATCTCTCCTACGTTAAATGTAGTAGCGTTACTGTTATTGTATTGTGCCGTATGTATTCTATACCCTGTTACTCCTGTTGCTACTGGAGTAGTTCCGTTAAGCGTTACTGTTGCCGTTACATAAGCCGTACTTGTTGAAGTAGGTAAATATGTAAATGTTAATACTCCTGTATCACTTGCACTTGAACTAAAAACCTCAAACTGTTCGGGGCTACCTGTTGGAAAACCAGTATAAACTCCGCCACCGTTCCAAACATCTTCGGGTACACTACCTGTATCTATATCGCTATTGCGTCCGAATTTATTTACAACCGAATAGCCCTCAAATAATCCTTTTGAAATAGCTATCTCAGGGTCTACGGTTCTAACTGTTAAAGCATCAGCATCTTGTTGTACTACTGAACTCAATCCACTTGTTAGCTGTGTTTGATTGCCATACATCACTTGATTCCTAAAGTATGTTTGGTTGCTTGCACTTGTATTTGTAAACCTTAATCTAAAGTATCTACGTGTAATTGTGAACCTATGCACCTCGTTTGTTCCTGCTGCTACGCCTTGTGACAGTGAACTATCCCAGTTAGTATTGTCAGGACTAAATTCTACATACATTGTCCCATCTTGGTCTGTCTTTGCAGCAACTACAACCGAATTAAAACCACTTACATCTTCGCCTGTTCCTGTAAATGTAGCACCAGCATTTAATGGAGTTGCACTACTGTTTACTGTGCTTACTTTTTGCCCTCGTATTAACGTCATCTTTCAATCCAGTTTATTGTGTTAAAATAAATTGTTATATTCTCATCCTTTTGTGTAAGATAAATATAATCTTCGCCTATCACTTTACCTGTTGGGGGTACTATCTTTACACTGCCCGAACCTGTATCTGTTTTATAAATAGAATACAACTTGCTTGATGTTATTCCATTTTCTGTATAGTAGGCTAAATCAGCATCAGGTAACGTAATAATAACCTCACTACTTCCAGTTTGAACGGCTACGTTGTAATCATCATAAGCCATCTTTTTATTCCCTGTAACTAATGGGCTTAAAACATTATCAGTACTATCTTTTAATTGCGTCCAAGCACCATCAATTACTATGTACGTCTTTTTAGTGTCAGCACAATAAATTACATCTCTTTCAGCATAACTACCAACACTTGATAGTATTTCCGCTTCTGTTGTTGATACACCTCTTTTATCTACTATTCTAACCATTATATTAAACGTAACGTACCTTATACATATTACTTTTGCGTCCGCCAGCAATTGATGATATTAAACCAGCAGATATTCCTGTAATTCTTGACGCCTCGTTTACTCCTTTATATTCAACGCCATTTACAAACACACCTTTTCTTCTTTTAAATAAAGCAAGCCTTATATTTTCTTTTACTAATGGGTTCTCCATTGTTTTTAATATTGTTTTTTTTGCTATACGCTTTTGTTTGTCGCTCGTTGTTATTGCGTCTGTGATATTAAGAAGTTTTATTCCCATGTTTCTATAATGGGTTATCCAATAATTTTCTCTAATATACCTATCATCATTACTGCAATTTTCTATTAAAACAATTCTAATATTCCTACCACGACCACCATTTTTTTCTTTCTTTATCCATTCTGTTTTTTTAGATTTAACCCTAAAATCACTTAAATGGTTTTCTCTCCTTAATTTTAAGTCTTGACTTGTTGAGCCAACGTACACTGGCACGTTGCTCTCATTTGTACATAAGTAATATATTTTCATCTTTTTTTATCAAATATACAAATTAAGTTCCATTACCATGCAAACAAGTTAAATTTTCTAATTCTAATTGCTGTGTTGGTGTTAATACTTGCGTGTCTGGTACTACTGGAGGTGCTGTTGTATAAGGTCCTACTATTACTCCAGCGTGTGTATGTGTATTGTAAGTTGTGATATGCTGATTAAAAGCATTTTCTAAATTATTCAACTTGTCAACCAACTCACCTATTCGTACTAATCCATCGTAATTATCACCATTTAACTGTATTTCATCTACATCGCTAAACATTGCTACATATCCTGTATATTTGTTTAGCATCGTTACCACCACCACACTATCAACTGAAGGTATAATCAAAAACCCATTAGTATTTTGAGCCATTAACCTTACCTCTAATAAATCAGCATCCCCATTAATGGGTTCACAATCACAAATATTATTAGTAGTATCTACTGACTTAACTTTACACAAAACAGAGTATAAAACGTCATCAGTTTTAACTAAATCTCTTATAGCCTCTTTTATACTTTTATTATCAGCCATTTTGTTTTATTCCTATTTCTATATCCTGTCTATATCCGTTCATTCCAAAACTACGCTTAACACTTACAACCTCATATAATCCATTCTTTTCAGGAAACTTTGTACTAATCAATTGTGCTGTATCCCCATGTCTAATATAAGGTTCTCCAAAAGTTGTAAACGAACCACTAAAGCCCTCATATTTCCACTCGGTTAGTTTTAAATTTGCGAACTCTCTTAATGCTGTTTCTGTTGCGTTTTGAGTATGGAATGTTTTTAATGCTCCATCATCATCCCCAACTTCAACTTCAATTTTACTATTATCACTTGACTTCAAAGAAACAGCACGAACTTTTAACCTCATATCTTCTGCTCTTTGGTACTCTAAAGAACTATCATCAATTATCTGTTCTTCAAACTTATATTCAATAGTTTGTGTATCGCTTGCATCTGAGGCTAAACCAACTCTTAAAACACCATCAACAAAGTAACTATAAAACCCATAATCACTTTTTAACGTGTCTAATACCTTTGCTACACTTGCATTACTTATTTTAAAACTCCCCAATTCAACATCTAATAGAGTGCTAAACGGTACAGTACTACCTATAATATCAGTTAATAATGTTTTTAGGCTTACCGTTGTTTTGCTATACTTTGGTATTATCTTAGTCTTTAAAACAAACATTTCATCTTCACACTCAATCTCAATTGGTGTTTTAGGATTAACCTTGCTTATGTAACCATTAAAAACGGTTCTTAAGTCAGGGAAATAGCCTAATTCAATTTTAACACTATCCCCTCTTTTAAATATACTATTTACTCCTGAGGCTATTGGTTTACCATCAAAATTTAACTTTCTCGGAATAATAATCTTTGCAGTATCTGTTAAGTTTTCGTAACTCGTTTCGATAGAAATATCATTAACAAAATCAAATACTATTTCATCGCCACTATCCTTACCAGTAAATGTTATCTTACTATTTAGCCTTAACATTATATAAATCTTGGTGTTGTTGTTGTACGTCCAGCCGTTGTGTTTTGTGTTTGTGCCTTAATCTCAAAAGGTGTTTCACTTAAGCAATTTAATTCAAAAGGTATCACATTTCGTTGCCCCTCCATTTGATTAAACGTATAACTATCAATTACAATAGTATAAATACCGAATGAAGCTAAAATATTGCTTGCTACATTAATAGGTACTGGTGCTTGACAAAACCCCAATAAAACACCTAATTTATCTTCAGGTCTTACTTCATTACCATTACCAACTAATACGCCTTTAATGTTTATAGCATAATCCCCATCACTAATATATTCCTTTACAGTTCCGTTTCGCCCTTGTATTGGTGTTGTTACTATATTCTTTGTTTGTGTTACATCAATTAAAACAGTAGCCATACTCAAAGCCTCAACAGTAATATTTTTATTGTCAGCAGTCGTGTATTTTAATTGGTCAAAGTCTAATACATCAAAAACAGGCAACCCAAACAAAGACAAAGATTTATTTAAGTCCCCTATTCCTTGTTGTTCTATTTCATCGCTATTTACCTGTATATTATAAAACTTCGGTTTAACATTTGCTAATCCAAATCCTTTTATAATTAATTCAGCTTGCCCTTTAGGATTAAAACCTTCGTTTAGTGTAAATTCACTTGCCATTATCGAGTAATCATATTTAAGTCGTTAACACTTTCTAACAATGCTTTAGTTACTTGCTCTTTTATCTTAGCGTAACTTTCACTCATATTACCTGCCTTTATTTCTAAAGTTTCAATCAATTTATCAATATTAATAGTAAGGTTTTGAGGTCTTGCTCCACTTACTTCTGTTCCACTACCTATACCACCTTTGCCACCTTCGCCTGTTGCACCACCACCTAAAGCGTCTGCACCTTTACCAGCCATTCCTGCTATTCCATTATCTTCATTAAAAGATTTTTTACCTTTAATTATTCCACTTAATGCAGCACCCTTTTGTATTCCATCTGCTTTACTGAAATTCATTAAAGCGTTTTTCATTTCTTCTGTATTACCAGTTAATACGGCTTTTAACATTTGCCCTACTCCCATAAATTGAAGTTTTAATACATCGCCCCAATTTTTTAATACATTAATCATTGAATAAACACTCTCTCTAAATCCACTAAAGTTATCCCATAAGTATTTAATAGCATCTACTAAAGCTAATACCCACCCTATAATTGGTACTGACTTAATAGCAGCACCTATTCCTTTTATCCCTCTTTGTAAAAATGTAGTTGCAATAGTTGTTTTACTAATACCCATAGCCATCGCTCTTTGAGCAACCGCAAACGAATAACTTTCAATCGTTGCTAATTTTAATTTAACCCAATAAGCAGTCCATAATATAACAGCCGTTTTTATTATAGGCATTAATGTTTTTACAACACTTAATAGCATTGATAAACCCTTAACGATAGAAGATATAGCAGGTTTTAGCTTATTAAACACGTCATAAAGTAACTCAGTAAACTGGTCTTTTAAGTTATTTATTTGACCTCCAACAGTTTTACTTTGGTTTAACATACCCTCGAAAAACATACCTCCTTTTTCGCTTGCCTTTGCAAATGAATTTGTTAATTGCTCATAGGTTATATCCATCTCCCTTAACTCAGAAACACTTTTACCTGTTGTTTTTGCTAACATTTGATAAATAGGAATACCGGCAAATGCAAACTGTTTAACATCCATTGCACTTGCTTTGCCTAATGTTTTAATCTGTTGTAAATTTACCGCCATTCGGCTTAACTCATCAGCACCACCGCCAGTTGATGCAATAGCATCTCCTAATCCTAATATGTCTTTTCGTGCTTGTGATGTACTTACTCCAGCACTAATGAGCAATGAATTTGCTTGTACTAAACTACCAACATCAAATGGGGTTGTAGTTGCATCTTTTTTAATTTGAGCGAATACACTTTGCGCCTCAGTTGCGCTACCTAATAAAGTGGTAAGACGTACTTGCATTGAATCAAACTGTACCCCAGTATCTAAAATAGACTTACCTAAAGCACCTACACCTAATCCAACCGCAAGCGTCTTTAACTTACTTCCTAAACTATTAAACGAGTTATCTAATTGCTGCGTTTGCTTTATAGCAGCATTCATCTTACCTGTAAATAAGTCCTGAAGTGAAAGGGTATATTTTAAATTCTGATTACTCATTTTTCTCTTGTAGTGTACCGTTAAACTTTAATACCCAAAATAACTCAGATATTAACTTACAATAAGCCGTATCGCTTAGTCTTTCAACCTTAATTTGTGGATAATAAAAACGCAGGAGAGCATCGTTCTTGCCGATTTCGTCCTGCGCTATTTCTTCCTGAAACTCTTTTAATTTTTTTTTAAAACAGCCTCTTTTTTCTTTAACATTTCAACTACTGAAGATTCGCAAGACATTAAGGCCTCATCATTTGATGTGATTACATTTAAGTCATCCCCACCAATATAACACGCTTTTAAACAAGCCTCAACTGCTCTTAATGGGTCATTACCTCCTGCCAATTTACTTACCATTGCGTAAATCATACGGTCTGGCTTCTTTAAAAAGATAGTTGCAAATTCCGTTTCCTCATCATTTAAAGGTGCTTCAATAGTATAAACTACTTTATGCTTACTCTTTAATAGTTGTAAATCTTCTGTTAATTCTTCTTTAGTTTTCATTTTAGTTTTAGTTTTTTGTTTTTATTAAATCCACTCTATATGAGAAATAATCAACTCTAATTCAACAGGTATTGAAGTATCGCCACTTGCTGATTCTCTTGAGTTTTTCTTAAATCTCACATTACGTAACTTATGTACTCTTGGTGTTAATGCAGAATCTGAAAAAGATACTACAATATCGAACTCAGGAATATCCATAAGTAAACCATTTGGAGCAACAGCCTGTAACGCTTCTATCTCTTCCATAAGTAAGGTTACAGATGCTGTCGGCTCGATATTACCATACCCACGAGATACTGGTCTACGACCTGCACCGTAAATATTTGTCATATTTTGCGTTTCATCATATTTAATTGACGTTACTCCAACAACTGGAACTCCCATAACATTCATTACAATGTCGCTCCATTCGTAGCTTTTACCGTTAATTAATGGTACTAAATTTGTCATATTTTCTTAATTTTAAATATTAAATACTAACTGCAAATCCTACGTTTACTTCGATATTATCTGCACTTCCAATAGGTACGATGCTTACCGCAATCTCTAAATTTGAAGTAGATAAAACATCCTGTGAAGGGTCAATAGTTACGCTAAATGCGCTCATTTCTCCATCTCTTTGCATTACATCTAATGCACGTTTACACAATGTTTCAAAGTATGCAATAACATCATCACTTAATGTGCCATCTGAATTAACTCTGATAGGACTTGCTAAAGCTGGTAATAAGAATGTTCTTAATCCTCTAATCGCTTTATTGATTGTTCTGTTGTTTGGTATTCTTGAATAGTCAGAAGTAATTGTAATAGCTGTATAAGGATTGTTAAAATAACTTCCACTAATACTCATGTGCTTACGTAAAAACACATACCCTTTTCCATCTAAGTTACTAATAGCACCATCAGAAATAACATTGTACACTTGACCGTTTGCAAAGTTTAATGTATCGTATTCAGTAGATGCCATGTTAAATTTACCTACCCAAGCAATTGAATCACTTACTTTTGCTAAAGATAAAGCACCTAAACAAGTACCTAAACATCCAATACTTTTTGCTGTTGCTTTCCAAAGTTTATACCCTTTTGCTGCACCATCTTGCCCAAACATAACAGAAACATTTTGTGCTGTTAATGTGTGTAAACTTGACAATGTAGTTAAGTCAGCCGTACCTTGAAAGTCAGGATTATAAAGAATTTCTAAAGGCTTATGTGCAGCCTCCATAGCCGTTGCTTGTGTTTGCAACAATGTTACTGTTCCACTTGCATAAGCAGCTTGAGTATAAACTCCTAATTGACGTATAGCACCTAAAGCATAGTTTTGCATTGTTGTTACCTCTGCAAAGTCAGCAGATACGGCGTAAATACCAATATATAAATTACCTTTAGGTTGTACTCTAAAGTATTCTAATACATGGTAATACATAATATCAATCGTGCTTGCAACACCTGCTACAACATTTTGTGTAAGCGTTCCAGCTACTGTACCTGTTAATGTAGCTACATAAGGAGTACCACTATTTAAGAATACGCCCTCCGTTTTTGGTGCTGTAATAGTAACAGTTGCTACGTTTGACGTTGCACTATATCCATGAATAAGTGTACCTAAGTTAATCTCAGCAGCTAAACGTGTTGCAGAAGTTGTTAATGAAACAACGTCAGCAGTTACCTGTGCATACTCAGCGATTGTTACTGCACCTTCAATACCTGTTACCACTAATTTAACGGTATCAGCTACTGCACCTTTATTTGTTACTTCAAATGTAGCAGTCGAAGCCGTTGCTCCTGTACCTACATTAGTAATACCTAATGCCTCAGCCTCCGCAACACTAAACACTTGCTTAATTCTATCGTTAGAACTAAATCCAGTTGGTAAAGTTGCTGAAGTGTAAAATAATAGAGCAGAAATATGGTCTTCGCCAGCTAATGGACGTCCTAAACCTCCCTGACCTTTATTAAAAATTACATCGTTCATTTATAAAATATTTTTAAGATTATTTCTTTTTTGGTTTTTTAGGTTCTTCAGTCTTAACTTCTTCAACCTTTTCTGCTACTACCTCATCCAGTTTTTCAGTTTCTCCTTTAAAAATAAAGATATTCTTTCCTCTGTCTAAAGCGTTTTGCTTCATTACTTCTAAGTCGTTGTTGATATAAACACCGCCATCAGATAATACACATAATGTTTTAACTTCAGGATTGTTTAAATGCTTAGTAGCTTCTCTTTGTGCTTGTTCTTGTGTCATAGTTTAGTTTTTTAAATAAGCACACCTAAACTTAATTAGGTGTGCTTTTATTTGTTATTAGTTAGCTTGTACGATTGCTACGATACCTTTTTGGTCAGTACGTAACTTCGCTGCTCCGTGCATTACTAATGCAGAGAATACAGAACCATAATACTCAGGTTTGTCTTCATCATAGAATACATCAGTAGTACCCATTGCTTTACAAACAAATGATGGATGGAATGCTAAACAAGCCATGTTATCAGTTGTTGCTTCAGTTGTTGGAGTTCCATCAGCATCAACAGCTTTTAATGCTGGTGTACCTGAGTTATCATAAACAACTACTGAAGGACGTAATACAATGTCAAATCCGAAGATACGACCTACTGCACCTGAAGGTAACCCTGAAGTACCATAAGATTGTGCTTGTACGAAATCAGAGATTGCTAACATTTGAGCGTTATAAATATCTGAAGGCATAACCAAAACACGACCTGATTGAGGTACATTTTGAGAATCTAAAATACCTTTTGCAGCAGCAATATCAGCTAATGTGATAGCTAAACGAGTTGATGTAGCTGTTGGTGCTAATGCACTTGATACAGCAGAGCCAGTTGTTTTACGGTAAGTGCCTGCACCTGCTGGCGCCCATGCGTAAAGTGTTTGGTTACCAATTACATCTCCTAAAGTTGCAATGTGTTGCGATAATACTGATTGACGTTTAGCGTAGTTAATTTGTAACTCATCTAAGTTAGTCAATAAGATAGGGTCAGTTGTATATTCTGCCATATCATAAGTTAAATCAGTATCTGTTCTTTGAGAAATCGCAGCAGGTAATACTGTACGATTTTTCTTTACAGATGGGTTAGCACCTGCTTGTGGAACGTGAACTGTTTTGTTGCTAATCCACATTGAGTGGTCAGTAGCTCTATTAATAAATTCGTTATTAGCGAATAGATTTTCTTGGATGTCTGAAATCCAAACTTCTTTTTGTAATGCCATTGTTTCTTTTTATTTAATTGTTATTATTTGGATTAATCAATTTGAATTTTTGCTCCCATTGGGTAGAAATTTGTACCATTGTAAACAAATGATTGACACCATGTTTTACCAGCAGAACCAGTTACAACAGGAGCATCAATTTTAGTTCCGAATGTAAATGTTTCAGTACCATTTGTAGTACATTTAATATGAAGTGTTGCACCAGCAATAACCTCAGAACTAACAGTTAAATCTAATGTAGCATTAGCTGTTAATGTAGCAGTTGTGATGTAAGTTTCATAAGCATTAATTGTGATTGCATCATCTGAAGCATCAGCAGAGATTGAAGCAGTTGCGATTGCACCAAATGGTGCTTTTAAGTAAGTTGCCATTTTTTATTTTTGTTTTTTGTAGTGTGAGTTATACATTTCATTATACACTTCAGGAGTGTTATTCTTAATTTCAGCTAATCCTTTAGCATCTTTCTTTTCCCAATCACGAATAGTCCAAGATGAACGGTCTTCTGAACCTTTTGGAGTTACTACGTTTTTGAAATCAAATACTTTTACAGGCTCTTTAACTGATTGTTTTGATAGCATATTTTTTACTGCATCAAAATTTACTTTTGCTAATTCGATTGTAGCTGCTTTGTCTTCTTCTTTTACATTAAAAGAGTTTACCATTTCCTCGATAGCTGCATTTTTATGTGCCTCTTTCTCAGATTCGATAGTAGTCAATTCAGCCTCAGCTTTAGCTAACTCAGATTTAATTCTCTCGTTTTCAGCCTTCATTTCCTCTAATGAATTTTGCAATTCAGTAATTTTAGAAACTACAACATCTTCGTTTGAATTTTCATCTAATCCTAATTTGTTTGTGATTAAATTCATTTGTTTTTTCGGGTTGATTAATTTATTATAAATTAGAGCCATATTATAAAGGCTCTCTGTTGAATTAATTTTAACTTTCTTACCACTTGAAACGATAACGTCTACCATTCCTTTAGCTTTGGCGTCTGTTGCGTTCATCCATGTTTCAGCATCCATCATAGATACTATTTCTTCTTCGCTTTGCGCTGTTCTATTCTTAAATAGAGTAACCAATGTACCTTTAACTAAATCTAATATAGCAGTATCATTCCCACCACTTGGATTGTGTAACATTAAAGTTCCATAATCTGCCATGTAAACTTTCTTACCACTTATTGCAATAACACCAGCAATTGAAGCAGCTAATCCATCAATATAAGTATCACAAGGAACTTTAGAGTTAAGTATAGATGATATAATTGCATATCCATCAATTACATTGCCACCAATACTATTTATTCTTACATTAATTTTCTTACATTTATCTTGTAAGTATTGCATTTCCCATGCAAAAGAACTGCCATCAATACCATAAGTTATACACCCCTCAGCATCTATTGAGCTACCAATTTGATTGTATAATAAAATAGTAGCTTCTGAATTATCTTCCGCTATATTTTTTATGTATTTGAATTGCATATAACAAAAATATTTATTATATTTGCCAATTGTTTATAGTGTAACACTTTTTTAAATGAGAAACAAAAAAAATAGCGAAGAATTAGAAGCCTGTCAAAGGCATAAACTAACACTTGTACGTGTTAAAACAACAACTTATTTAACTGGAACTACTAAAACACGTTTCTTAAATGACTGTATAAAAAGAGGTCTATTAGAAAGTGAATTAGCAAGGGAAATAGTTAAATTCCATTACGCCTATATTGATTCAAATAATATTAACCCGCACAAAGAGTTTTGCGACCTTTACAAAGCATTAAAAGATGGAAATAATAAGTAAGCTAACTGAAGATGAGTTAAACGTGCTAATGTGTGGAGGCACTATAAAAATTAACGATACCCAATCTATTAAGATTATCTTTGACCAGTACGGAGATTTTAAAGATATAAAGTATATTAATAAAAAGTGTAACACTAACACTAAATAAAAACACAATCAAGTACTTTTGCTATGTTGTTATACTTCTAGCAGAGTCTAAACAATAAATACATTAAAACATACTTTCGGGAAACCGAACAAAACCCTTACCGTAGACTCTGCTAAATTCAATTTTGGTGGGGTTTTGTGTTTTAGGGTATTTGAGTTACATCGAAGCCAAAACTTTACGCTACTCGTATTGGTTCAGGTCAATATCTCTATGAAACAAAACATAGAGGAAATATTTATTTTTAGGGGCTTTTTCTTTTTGTTTCTTATTTACAATTCTTTATAGTTGTTAATTTTATTCTTTGTTTTTCTTTGGAGTAATAAATAAGCCCTCACAACCAATCAAGGCGGAGGGCTTTAGCAAATAGAAAACTAACAAACTATTCGCTTATTCTTTTTGCATTAAAACTTGCAAAATAACTACAAGCTGTTGCAACGTCTTGAACTATCGTTAATTCTAAATAATCTGTTGTCCCATTCATATAAACAATATGGCTATTAAAAGCATAACGGTTATTATCATATCCAACATCCCCTACCATACCACCAACAGTTTGAACGCTTGAACCATTCTTACTTATAAACATTACACTTGTCATTACAGCAGCAGCTACTGGTACTGATATTCTAAAATGTGCATTAACCTCATAGTAACCAGCCTTTAATGGTGTAAATCGTCCTGTTGCTCCATTTAACCAGCTATTAGGGTCTAATTCACTTGATGATAAAGGTGTAACAGTTGCACCAGCAGCGGTTGAACCCGAATACTCGCCCTGTGCAAACATTCTATAAAATCCATCTTGAGAAAATATAAGGTCTACATAATCAATATCCCCACTACCTAAAACACCATCACTTAACACAATTGTTTTTACTTGATGTACACTACGTGCCACACCATCCGTAAATGTTACAGGGTCAATAGTTGCATCGTATGTAGTTGTAATAGTGCCTATAACATCATTAGCTGGATTACCAGCATAACCTGAACAATAATATAACTCTCCGTTATAAAATATCCATCCTTCTGCTATTGCATAAACTGGTGGTGTTCCTGTATCTCTTAATCCACTTACTACATAAAAATCAGAAGTAGTATAATTTCTATCCCCTACTAAAAATTTAGATATTCCATCTGCTACATCTGCTAAATTATCTTGTAAGAATGTAAGCGACTTACCAGTAAATGGTTGTTGTATATTAGGGTCGCTAATTGAAGTTGTTAAAATTGTTTTCATCTGTTAGTATGTTATTACATTATAATTCATTCCACTTATTACATATCTATTTGCAAAGCCTCTTATTATATTCTCTCTATCTGTATTATTACTTGCTAAAGCATTAAATACGGCAATAGGTACATAAATAGTAAAGGCATAAGAATTATAGTCGTATGTGTTACCTAAGTAATACTGTTGATAATAACTACTATTAGCCATACTACTACTATACTCTCCTGTTGCTCCTAATAAAAAAGCAGTACCATAAATATTATTATTTGTTATATATATCTGAGGGTATGACAACCCTATTTCAAACCATCTATTTAAAGCGTATTCAAATAAAACCTTTCTTGAATTGTATTTTATTCGCTCTCTTACTCCTATTCTATTATCTAACAATACCTCCCAATATGTTGTATTTGTTGGTGCATTACCAGTTGTTGCATCAATACATTTATATAAAACTCTATTTAGATATACCTTATCCCCAACTACATAAGCCGTTGCATTATCATATTTAGAAGCGTAACTACCATTAGCATAATCATTGAATATTAAATCTCTTAACGATTGTAATGGAGCAACTAAAACAGCACCCCATACTAAATGTAATGTTTTGCGTAAGTGTGGTGGGAATAACTTTTCCCACAATAAACTAAACTGTATAATGTAAATATCAAACATTAGCTTTCAGGCGTAAAGGTTAATTTATCAACAAAAGTATTACTAACTGTTGTTTCTTCTACTACATATCCTGCAAATGTTGGATATTTATTATAGATAGTTGTATTGTTTTGTACTAAATAAGTCTTACTACCAAATGCTGTTGCATCTGCACGTATAGCCATATCGTTAATAATAACATCGGTTACTCCTGATACATTTTGTATTGCATCATATAAAGCAGATACTCTAACATTACCATCAAATGGAATGTTAGCTAAATAATCATTTACAGCAGCTATTACGGTATCGCTAATAACACTTGAATATTGACCATTATAAAATACTTCCGCATCAAGATATAGCTTATCTGAGGCTAAAGAAATAGCATTATATTGTACTCCTGCAAAACTAATATCATCTAAATAACCAGCAAAGGAGCTTAATTCAGTAGCCGTTAAAGCAGATGGAGGGTCTGACTTAGCAACCTTTACATTAACAGTTTTATTTGGTAACGTCTTTACGCTGCAACGTGTTATAATCTGCAAATCAGTATCTACAACCGAATAAGCAGGAACAAAGTCAACCAAAGTTATTACTTGAGGGTCTGTTGCGCTATATTGAAATAATAAAGATTGAGATTGCACCCATCCATCCGTTCCAATTGGTGCAGCATCTACAATAGCCTCTAATTCTAATTTAAAAATATCCCATAGTTTCTCATGCGCCCAAATAGAAGCAGATATAACATATTTCCATAGCGTGTATATTGCCACTTGGCTTGGACTATTTAAGTCGCTTAACCCTGTTTGTAGGGCTTGCTCTGTGTCCATTTCGGACTGAATCTGTGCAATTGTTCTTGCCATTATAAATCAGCTAATGTTGTTATAGTAGGAGCAACAACTGGTAATGCTGTTACATTCGTACTTGGTCTAATATCTGTTGTAAAGTCTTTTCCTGTTGTTTTATAATCTGTTTCAAATACCTGAATATTATTGTGATTATAATTAGGTCTATCTTCAACCCTTAATAATCTGCTAAAACTATCATTTCTAAAACGATTAACTACTTTGTATAAATCTTGCTTTAATCTTAATACATCCGTATCTTCATCCTTATAACTTTCAAACCCTAAATGGGTTGTGATAATCATATCGAATTGCTGTACTCCATTTGTTAACTCTCTAAATCCATTTGATTGAAACTGAATAAACACACAAGGATAACCAAAAGCATTTTCTGTGCTTTCGTTTTCAAATTGATTGTTATATAACCCTACCTTTTTTATCTCAGGTAGTTTTGTTTCAATCTCTTTTTTTAATGCTATGTATAATTCTAATTCCACTATTTAAACACGTTTTGTATTCGTTTATCTAACTTACTACGCAAATGGTCAATTAACTTTGTAGAGTGTCCTATAAACTGTCTTTTAGGCATTTTAAAGGCGTATTTACCAAAGGCTCTACCATTTAATCCATCGTTATGTATTTGTGCATAAGGTAAATCACTGCCCAATGTAATACTTCTATAACTTTTATTTATTACTCTTATACTACGTCTTAAATCTCCTGACTTAACTAATATCGCTCTACTTTTACCTTGCTCTAATCGTTTACGATGTTTCCATTTAACGATACTTTTATCTTCAAAGCCTTGATTTCTAAAAGACTTAACAAAGTGGTTTTTAGCCTCCGTTCCCATCTCAACTACAAAGTTATTAAGCGACTTTTGTAGCTTAATCTGTGCCATTTGTATTTTACGTGCTTCGTTTGCCATTACTTAGGTAAAGGTAAATTAAAGTTATTTCGTGCATAATCTTTATCTTTTTGTGCTACATCGAAGTATGGATGTTCCTTTGTAAATATCTGTTTTGTTTTTCCACTATTAAATCTAAACAAAGGATGAACCGCATCATCTATAATCTTCTTTTTGCCTCTTAAATCAGTATTAACCAAGTCTTGCGCTTGCAAAACAACACACCTACAATTCCACGAATTAGGAGGATAGTTTGTGTCCCAAAACTTATCATCAACAGGTCTGACAATATTATCCAATGCAGCGTGTTCAGGTCTTACCCTACCATCCCCAACTGTTTCATATTGCAACTGAGGATAAATATTCTTTTCCCTTTCAACTTCCATCCATAAACTTGCACTCCTACTTTGTGCTATTGCACTATTATACTCAGCAGTTAGATAGTTCCTATTGTAAGTATTAAATACCTTTTTAGCATCTTTTTCAAAATCACTAAACGGTTTTAATCCTTTTTCAGTAGTAAGCAAAGAACTTATTTCCTTCGTCTGTTGGTAGCTTTTCGCTGCGCTAAATATATACGTATTCTCACGTAGGTTATAAAGCATATCATAGTCAGGCGTTCCCCACTGCGTCTTAATAAGTTCCTTACCAAAGCCTTGATATATCCCATCAGTTAATTTACGTGCTACCTTGTAATAATAATTAATATCTAATGCAAATTCAGTTACAACCCCTTGATGAATTAAACGTAAATAACTATTTATCTCGTTTTCATCAAATATGTCTAATAAATCTTCACTCTTATTTGTTATTTCACAAATGCTACACATTAGCTATAATACTCGTCTAACTTATTTTTTACACTTGTTATACTACCCTTACTTTCTACAACCTCTTTTTTAATTACAGGTGTTCCGTATGTTTCCTCAATATACTTAGGGTCTATATCAAAATATTTCAATAACTCCATATCAATTTTAGCCTTTTCCTCATAGCTAAATTTATCTTCTTCTTCACTCTCTATTCTTAACCCTTCAAAGCCTAAACCATGATAATTAAGCAACGGGATTAACTGTAAATTAAGAATGTTAGTAATATACATTTCATCTTGTTCAGCGTACATTTTTAATACTCTCTCATGTACATTTGAACTACCAGCGTATGCCTTTTCATCTGTTGTTCCTGTTTGCCCTAAAATCAATTTAGACAACTCAGAGTTACAACGCTCAATCATTTTGTCAAATACATCAAAAGCATCTGTTCTATTGCTTTCAACTAATTCGATTATATCATTTGTATCAAATACTCCATAAGCGGCAACGCCCATATTACGTAAAAACCCTTCCATGTTACTACGTGTAACCTCATCTCTTACATCTGTTTTACCAATACGAATTGGTGTACCAAAAATCTCTGTATATTCTGCCCATGCTTGCAATGCTCCCTTTTTCCATAGAACATAAGGAGCAGCCTTTGCTAATAATCCTAAATCTCTCTTTGTTCCAATACCAATAACCCATCCTTTATATTTTGCATCTAAAAAATTCTCTCCTGTAATAGCACTTGGCGTTTCTACAACTATATCAAACTCCTGTTTAACATATTGGCGTGGCACTAAATCAATAGTCTTAAATACATCGTTTTCTAAAGCACCAAACTGAACCAAACTAAAGCCATAAAACAAACTATCCATAGCATGGTCTATAAAATCATAAAACCACTTTTGATGTATTAATTCTGACTTATCTTCAATCTCTTTATCTGCTTTATCAACTACTTTATACTCACTCTGTAATATAGCGTATTTACGTGTATTAATTAACCCAGTTAAATGAGCATCATTCATTACGTCTTTATAAAGTCGGTATAATTCAACTCTATTAGGATATTGTAATGATTCAGCTTGTAATACGGCTGCTCTCCATGTACCAATATCTTGTCGTGTTCTATGTAATGTTTGTTCAAAGGTAATCTTACGTGCTACATTTGCACTTTTAGGTACATTTGCAGTTACATTCTTTACCTTTGTAAATGGTATATGATATTTTCCTATATACATTAGTACGTGTTTGTGTTTTTAGTATTACTGCCGTATCTTATACTTACTCCTTGCTCAGGAATTATAACAGGAATATTCGCTGTTACATCTCCGCTTGCTACTTTCTTTAACCATCCAATAGCACCACCAGTTTGTAAAGCATTACCACCATCATAGCGTACGTATCTTAACTCAGGTACATTACGTGGGTTAATTCTGCTATGTAAGTGATATAAAGTAATATCAATTAGATAAGTTACTATTTGTTGATTTCGGTTATCGCCTTTAATCCAATATGTTGTATTCTCAGGATAAAAACCATCAAAAGAATAAGTACTCCCAGCAGTCCAGTATTCCGTTTCTGTTGGTAAGTGTCCTACTGTTTCAACACGTGCTGTATAAGATATATCATTGTACCAAACAACATCAGCAATATCGTATGTAGTAGTATGTGAATATTCTGCGTTGGGAGTTTTAGCGTAATATAGGCTTTTATCTTCTGTAACATACGTCCAATTAGTAGCGTAAGTAGGAAGCACACCAGTACAAGCCAAAATGTTTTTATAGATTTTACCCTTATAGCTAACTCTATCATCTGCAATATAAGCAGTTGTAATAACAAAATCATCCTCAGTATATTCTATTAGATTTTTACCGTAGTAGGTAGTAGCGAAGTCAAAAGTAGTTGTATCTGTAAATACTTTATCCGTTTGGTATCGCTGTGCTAAATAGCTAATCATTTCAGATTGAGCAGCTTGTTCAACTGACAATCTTACGTCCTCATCATCTTCAATTATCTGTAAAATGTTAGATTCTTGAATTTGCCTATTATAGTCTGTATTTCTTAATAAACGAGCCATTTTAGTTTTTTGAATACAACAAAAATAAGAATATAGCTAACTACATTCCAATAGTGTAACACTTTAATACTTATGTTTTGTATTAAATGTATTCTTACCAAATGTGCTTACTGTTGGGTTGCGCCCGAATTGATAAGCTCTAAATTCCCTCTCAAATGCTTTACACATAAAGTAATCAAAGTTATCTGTAAAATGTCCGTACTTCTCATACGTTACTCCGCTTTCTTTATCCTTTACTTTTTCTTTTAACTTAGTACCATCGCTTGCCTCTTTTAAGAACAACAAGTCGTTTATAAATAACTTACACTTTTCACTAATAAGTATGTTTATCCCCTCAAATCCTTCATAAAACACCGTATTGATAAAATTACCTCTCGTTACTATTGGAGGGTGCAAATTGTCTACTCTATTAACAGGCTTAAATTGAAGTAACTCGTTACGTATTACAGTATAGTCATTGTGTCCTTTTTCGCTTCGTGTATCTTCGTTTCGTCCTGAAGGGTCGCCATAAATAAACAAACCAGCGTTATGGCTCATGTATCTACGTGTAAACTCTTCACACACTCCCATACTTGTATTCTTTGGAGTTACCATCGCTATCTCATCAATGCAATAAGCTACTTTGCCATCTATTTGCCAAATAGTAGCACTCATGTACGGATTCACGTTAAAATCGAATGATAAATGTAATGCTAAATTAGGATTGTATGATATTGAGTTACTTGTATTCTTTGCTCTATCAAATAACTTATAGAATAACCCTCCTGTTTGTTTATTACCCCAATATCCCAAACAATAGATAGTATAGTAATAAGGGTTTTTAACCTTTAAATCCATCAAAAAGGCTATAAATTCAGGTGGCAACCACTTATTATCTTTATACCAGCTATGGTGTACTGTGTAAGTTAAATTAACGGTTGTTTGCTCATCTATCTTTAACGGAGTAGAGCTACTAAAAGATTTATCTGTTTTATCGCCAAAAAAACGCTTATAAAACCAGTGGTCTTTATAATCCCCTTCAACTTCGGGATTAATACTAAATATCTCTTGTAAATAATCTGCTTTTTGAGTTCTTATCGAGGTGGTAACTGTGATAAAATCATTCTCTGTTGGTATATCCTCTTCCCACCATACACAAGTAGCATCCTTAATAGATTTTATTTTCTGTGTATCATCACACCCCCTTGCTATAAATAAATTACCGTTCTTACAATGGATTTCTAAAGGTTGTAACTTAAACTCGAATAACTCCCCAAGCCCCAACTCATAAATAATATCTTTGATTGTTTGGTAGCTACTATCTTTAATAGCAGCGTATGTATTTCTTACTAAAATACATCTAAAATAGTCTTCTGTTAAGCATCTATAAATTAACTTCTTAGCTGCAAAATTAGATTTAGAACTTCCACGACCTCCGTAAAATATTAAATACCTATCCTTATTCTCTACAAAAGGAATAAAGGCATCGTTTACTATTTCATTCCACCTACACCATTCTACTGTGTACATTCTCTTTATGCTCTCGTTTATACAACCACTTCAAATGGTTTATATTCTTTGCTTGCAAGTAGTTACCTTCTTTACTCAGCTTAAAATAGAATACACCTCCACTTAATACCCCTTGACACTTTTCGTTAACAGAGTAAACTATCCCTACTGTTGATGGCATAGGAATAAACCCTAAATCTATTAAATGTCTACTTGTTATCATTTGGTGTTTTAACGGTTATTACTTTTGAATCAACAGAACCACTCAACTCTGTTTTCTTAGGTATAAAATATTGAGCAAATTTAGAGTAAATCTCTAAATACTTAGCTGGGTCATCTTTTCTTACAAAGTCAAAAGCTGCCTGTAAATGGTCTACTTCTCCCTCTAATAAGGAAACAAATAACTCCTGAGCCTTCTTTACTGGCTCAGAAGTGTAACCCTTTTGCTTTCCGCCTGTTTTAGCTATTCCTTTAGGCCTTGCCATTATTTCTATTTATTTCTATTTAGATTGATTCTAAATAAGGATTAAAACGGTAGGTCATCTTGTTGAAACTGCGATACGCTTTGACCGCCATCTTTATCTGTATTCGGCTTCCATGTATCAACTGTTACATAGTGCGTTTCTCCATACTTACCAACTTCTTTACGTTCCGAAATATTCCAATTGAAATACCCTTTTTCGTTTGTGTTTTCTTTTATCTGATTAATAACATCTTCTGCTTTACCAGAGAATTTAAGACCGTAGTTAGATTTCTTAACAGTCGCCTTGATATAAATTTTGTCGCTCATTTTTATTTAGTTTTAATTTTTAAAAAGAGTAGTGATGCGTTCGTGACCACACCACTACTCAAAACAATTGCTTAGATGAGTAAGAAATAAGCGTCTTTAATTGGACAACACTTTTTCGCCTACTACTAATTCAGCAGAGTTATCTTCAATAATAATTTTTGTATGTGGATTAGTATTAGCTTTTAACCACTCCATTACAGGTTTTACAACCTCTTCAAATCCTTTGTATTTATCTTCCATGTTTTTTAGTTTCTTTTAGTTATTTGCAATATTACAAAACATTTTCCATTCTACCAAATTATTTAACACAAAATTATTACTTTTCTCTAATAACTTGAATTACACCGCTATTATAAAGCCTACGCATGGTTACTACATAACCAAATCTATGTGCTGACTTACGAACAGAAGACTTTATCCTATCCTCTTCAATATCTGTTAAGCATGGCATAAAAATAGTTTCCATAACCTTTATATTGCTAATAAGTTTAGTGTATTTAATCCCCTTTGTTTTTTCTTTTGCCATGATTTAAAATGGTAGTTTAATTCGTTCTTTTTTCTCTTTAATTCCTTTCCAATCTCGTTGTAATTTTTCTTTTACAGCTTGTCGGATAAATTGATTTACATTTACATCGTATGATTCTAAAATAGCTAAATTATTCATTTGATATTCAGTAAACCTAATTGTCTTACTTTTAGTTAAGTGCAATGCTAACGACCCTCATATTGCCACATAACTGCATTACAATAGTTGTGAACTGCACCTTCTGTCATTTCTGTATTGTGATTATGTTGCAAATGAATTGGATATTGTAAAAAGTTTTGTGGAAATAACGCCCAATTTATCTTTTTGTCTTTTATGTGTTGTGGGGCTTCTTCATTCAAAGGGCATCCGCAATAATAACACAAACCTTTTTGTTCTTCAACATACTGCAACCTAACCGCTTTTCTTTCGGTGTAATGCAGTTTTGTGTAATCAACTGGTAATTTATACATATTTAAAAATTTGTGCCATTAGTTATTTTGTTTAGTTTTTGGTTTATACTATTTTTATTACTCCTTTTTCAAATCCATTCATTAACTGCTCTTTTGTAAATCTTCGTCCATTAAATACATCAGTAGGCTCTTCACTTATACAAGTTAATTCATAAGTTCCATCACTACACCAACTCCTTCGGAATCTATACCATCGATTATTTACTTTGATGTCTAAGAGCATGAGACTTTAATTGTTTGATTACTTCTGAATTGTAAGCGTTTTCTGTTAGTCCTATAAACTCATTAATAGTAAAGGTGTCTTTTTCTAAATTAATACCATTATTTTCGCAAAACGATTTACGCCCCATCTCGCAACTACCAGTTAAATAATAGTGCCAATCAAAGAATTTATTTGCTTCGTATTTAGCATCTAAATCTTTAAACTCGTTAAAAAAGTTTTCAACACGTTCCTCTATTGGTAGATTAACTAAAGTTTTTTCTATTAAAGATTTATTAGCCTCTTTTATGGTTTCTCCATGAGCAAAGAAATAATCATTTTTAACAATGTAGCAATCTGTTAAAGTAAGGTCTTTATTAACTATAAATCCTTTAGCTATATTACCTTTAACTGATATTATAATAGTTTCTACTTCATCAATATTATAGACCTGTTGACCGTTTAATGATTTTAAGCCATCGCCAGAGCCAGAGCCATAGCCAGAGCCATAGCCATAGCCAGAGCCATCGCCATCGCCAGAGCCAGAGCCAGAGCCATAGCCAGAGCCAGAGCCAGAGCCAGAGCCATAGCCATAGCCAGAGCCATCGCCATCGCCAGAGCCAGAGCCAGAGCCAGAGCCAGAGCCAGAGCCATCGCCATAGCCATAGCCATCGCCATCGCCAGAGCCATCGCCATCGCCAGAGCCATTTAACAATGGCTTAACTTTTAAAAATTCTTTTACATTTTCCATTCTTTTACATTTTCAAGGTTAGTAATTGCTTTTTCAGTGCAAGTTAAAATCTGAATATAGTTGTTTACTGTAATCTCAGTATTAACTACTGTAAATTTACAACTACCAGCATCGGCAACCCCATCAACTGCTAATTGTTCAACAGCAGCAGCACCACTCCAATAGTATAACTTTCGTGCATTAGATAATTGAACTTCGCTACCTTCTTTTTTTGTTAATGTTCCAAAGAACACACCAGCTTTATCAGCTCTAACAATTACTTTTTTACCGATTTGATTTTCCATTTTTTTTTATTTTTTATTAGTTTTAAATTCTCTGCAAATATATTAATTATTTAATTAACTCCAAACTTTTTTTAATCTTTTTTTAAAATATTTATTTCAGCGTGTAGTTTCTTATTGGTTAAAAAGGGTCTTCTTCGTTTGATATTGTTAGAAAGTTATTGTTTATTGGTAACGGATTAAAGTCAATAGTAGGCTGTACTTGTAACTTATTTATCCAATTGGTAGTGTCAGGAATACCATCTCTATAATACCTTTTACTTGGAATATCATAAGTATATTCGCTAAATCCCTCAGTCCCCCAATGGTCAAACTTAATCTTTTGTCGGTAAATAGTTGTTATCCCTTTATTAAAATCTCTATAAACACAAATACCGTTATCTGTTTTATTATAGAAGTTACTACTACCAGCTATATTGTAAAGCGTTGGTACTTCGTATATTCCATTCTCTTTTGGCATCTTTGTAGGATGGGCAACTAAAAAGCTATGTATGTGGTTATCTTCACAAAACATTCCAAGTTCATCCAAGTTCTTACCAACCGTATAAGTATCATTATCTTTATGTTCCAACTTATTCCAAGCATCAATAACAAAGTAATCAATACCGTATCTTTGTTGTAACTCACGAACCATATTTAAAATGCTTGTCAGTTTAAAGTCTTTCTCAGGCTTTAAAAACCACATCTTTTTATCTAAGTATTCTTTTGCCAATCTTAATTCAACATCGTTTATTCTATTGCTACCATCCCAATACTTGCCAATTAATTTGCGAGCCATTTTACTAAAATGCAATTGCGTTGGTTTATTCTCAGGACTATAAAAAGCACCCGACCAATTCCCATTCATTCGAGCGTGTAAACACATATTATCTAACCAATCACTTTTACCATGTGATGGAATACCAGTAACAGTTGTAATATATCCTTTTGCAATAGTCAAATCAAATCCATCTATTTTTAAGTCCAACCCTCTATCAAGCCCATTAGCATACATATCATCTATTTCATTAGATATATCGTTAATAGTAAATATCCCCTCTAAAGGAAACTTAATTGGTTTGCCAATAGCCTCAATAATTCCGTTTATCCCTTTTTCTTTTAGACAATCGTTTGCATCTTTAAATCCATCAAACTCAATATAGTCAGTTCTATACTTACCAAAACGCTCTGCAAGTTCCTCTCTTAACTTTCTACCTGCTATATCATTATCAACTGCTAAATGTATTAAATCTATATTAGCAAAGTAATCAATACAGTTATCTAAATAGCCTAAATTATTAGTGTTTAAGTTTGCTCCATTCGGTACTGAAACTACATTTTTAATCCCAGCTTGCATAAAACTAAGCACATCTATTTCGCCTTCAACAATATAGCATTCTCTTTGGTCTTTTATTCCATCTAAATTATAGAATATCAACTCACTATCTTTATGCAATTTAAAGTGCTTATCTGCTGTACGGTATTTAACATTTATTAAAACATCATCTTTAAAGTAGTTAAATTGGACTGTATTGCATTCTTTTTGTGTTTGTGGCATAAACTCTAATCCCTCAGATATTTTTGCGTCTAATAGCGTCTTTTGAGTTATCCCCCTTTTTTCAAACCATTTAACCAAGTTTGTTGATAGTTCTGTTTTGTTTCTCCAAATAGGTCGAACGTACACCTTTTTCTCTATTTCGGTCTTTAAATTCCCTCTCCACTCGCAATGGTTACAACGCCAAACTCTTTTGTCTAAGTTAATAGAAAGGCATTTATCTGTCTTCTTTTTTCGTGTATGGCTACATTGAGGGCAAGTAGTTGTAACCTCTCCTGCATATTTACCGTTCGGAATAGTTATTCCATAATTTGAGTATACATCCATTACATTACCATTTTTTTAACTGTTGTTTCTATTTGTATTTCGTCATTCCATCGCTCTTGATTAAGATAAGTTGATGGATGGGCTTGGAATTGTTTATCTTTTATATTCGATAAAAACTTTGGCAAGGTATCAATTATTTTCTGCCTATCAATATCGGTTAATTTATTCCACTTTTTAATACAGTCTTTTTTATCTCCTACCTTTTTATTGTATAAATTCCAAAATACGTCAAACTCTATATTAATAGTATTAATATCTTCATTTGCATTTGCATCTTCATTTGCAATGCTTTTTAAGCGTAATTCATACCATTCGGTTAAGCGTTCGGTTAAGCGTTCGCTATCTATTTGCATAAAATCATCTGCCTTAAACGAACTTCTTACTTCTGAATATTCCTTTTTACTTAAATCTGACTTTCTTAATAGTGATGCAAAGATACCTATAATCTTATTTTTTTTACCTTTTAAAGAGCGTTCGCTCATTACTTCGCTTAGTTTTATGTTAAACATTCGCTCCCCATCTACATAGAATTTATCAGAAATAACATTCCAAATAACTAAAAACTCATCATAAGATAAACGAACTAATCTGCATATCCTGTGTAAGTCAGAAGGCAAATCAGATTTTTGATGCTGGTAGCATAACAAGTCAATATAAACACCTTTTTCGGCTGGGCTTAATTCCGCTGTTCCTTCAATCCAATCCTTTGAATAGAACAAAAATGCAGGGTCTTTACTCGCCATCTTCGTAAAATTCTGTTAGTTCTTCATTTGCAGTTGTAACCATATTATTAAAATCAGTTGGCTTTAATGTTATACATCTTAAATCTGCATCTAAATCATCTTCATATTTAATAACAACTGTAACGTTACCATCTACGTTAACAAACATTTCAATTTCAGCTCCTACCTTTGAGCCATCTTCTGTGTAAATAATTCTTTTTCCCATAATTTTGTAAATTAAAAAACCCTTGCAGATGTGCTTCGGTTACCAACCGTAGTAGAGCTGAAACTCTCTACAACACACCCACAAGGGCTTAAATGTCTTTTATTGTTTCAGTATAAGTAGAGTGGTTAATTCTACGTCTGCAATATTACAAAATGTTTTTCAATAAAGCAAGTAAAAACTAATAAAAATAAAAGAAAATAAATTCATCCCCTTTTTTTACTACTGTTTTCTTTACCAGCAACTCGTTTATATCCCTATCATTTATTCCGTATTTCTTTTGAAGTATATCCAAAAAAGGTTTCAAAGGATTATCAATATCGGATAACTTACTCATTCCAAACTCAATACAAAGATTACTTGTTACATCAACTTTATTAGGTAGTAAACTAATTACCTCTAATTCATACCATTTATATTTTTCTGTTTTAAATCTTCGACCCTGCCAACATTCGTTTACTGATAACGGTTTAACTTCTATTTTTGCCATACGTTAAATATATCTAATGTTTGAAAATCTGTGTTATTTTTTCTTTTACCTAATAACTTATAAGTTAATGTATTTTGTTTCATTCCAATAGATTCGGCTGCTAATTTAATGCTATCAAATTTTTCTCCTGTTATTATATTAATAACTTTAGTTGTTTTTGGATTATGCCTTTTATGTTTTGTGCAATGTGCTACATTTTCCTTATGAGTACACCATTCAAGATTATCAACATTATTATTTCTTGGGTTATTATCAATATGATTAACGTCTGTTTTATTATAAGTATTTGGTATAAATGCCATAGCTACAAGCCTATGCAAATAAAAGTCTTTTGAGTTATTATTCTTGTATAATCTAACTTTACGATAACCTAATTTACTATGTTCCCATCCATTTGAAATATACCCATTTTTACTTTTAATTTTTGCGGTTGGAGAAATACTATAAATCCCCTCATAACCAATTATGTCTTTAAAATTTTCCATTTACAAATATAGTCATAATATCGTATGTATTATATTATGACTATCTAAAGTTATCAACAAAAAACTCACTCCAATCGTTACTCATTCTTAATTTATGTATTCTTTTTAATTCATCTTTAAATTTAGATAAATCACCCACAAGAATATGGCACTTTCTACATACAGCTTGTAAGTTTTCGATATAGTCTGACTGTTTTGACCCTCCCATTCCACGAGCCTCAATATGGTGTATATCAACTGCTCTATTACCGCAAATTTCACAAGGTATAAAGTCGGCTGTTGTATAGCCAAAATAATCTAAGTAAATTTTAGTGTGCTTTTTCATAAGTCTAATTCTAATTCCTCATTTGGATATGGGAGTACTATCCCTAACTCAGCACCCCATCTTATCACATTCTCAAAAAAGTTGTTTAACTCAATAGTTGTACATTCAGAAGTGCCTTTAATCCGTTGCCCTAATATCTCACCTGTTTTCTCATTTACAACGTCTACAAGCAAGTATTTAGCTTTCATCATATCTTTTACCTCTAACATATTAAACTCGTTTCCTAAGTCATTTAAAGCATCGGTAAGGATAGTAAATAGTAAATGGATATAACTGTTTTGTTGATTGCTTCTTTTAGGACTGCATTTATCAATAGTTAAAATTATCCTATAACCCTCGTATTTTTCAATAGTGGTTTTAATCTGTCGGGAAGTAATGCTCCCTAACTTGCCTTTATTTACGTTGGTTATAAATTCGTGCTTCATTTACTTACGCTTTCTACTTGTATTTGTAGTATCATTTAGATTCGTGATAATTATCTGTTATTTAATTAGTTAAGCGTTATTTTTGCATGAATTTTAAATAAAAATGTTATAAAGCAAGGCTCAAAAGTTCATTCTTTCGACCTTCAGACGTTAGCCCCACCTTGCAACTAAACAAAATTTACTTAATATAAGTACCAAAAGTGAATCTTAAAGTACCTTTCTCATCTTTGGCAGCTAAATAATTTAACTTACCATCTTCTGTAAACCGACTAAACCAAACCCACTCCTTTAACTTTAATTCATACGTTTGTTTAGCCGACTTTTTGCCATTGTATTCTGTTACCGAAAACTCATTAGCATTTAACTTTACTTGCATTACTGGATAATCGTATAACTCACGCCCTATTCCAATATTAAAACAAGCCCTTTTAAAAGCATCCGAAGCCTGACCTTTTTCTTTTTCAGTCATACTTTCAGTTCCTACATCTTGTTTCCAAATCCACTCTTTTATCTCTTTGTTGTAGATGCCAATAGAACAAAACAAATTACCGTTTATAATATCGTATCTTTTTTGCCAATATTCAACGCCATAAACAGCGTCTAATCGGTTCATATCTACTCTGGCATCTTTGTATGCTAAAATAGTAGCATAACCGCCTAAGTTAACAGACTGTATTCTAAAGTCTATTTCATTAATTGTTAATGGTGTGTTTAATTTCATAATGTTTAGTTTTTAAAGTTTAGGCAAAGTTAATAATTTAATTTGAATATCCTACTATTATTTTTGATTATTTTCGTAAATGTTACCTATAACCTCATAAATATATCTATTTTCTAATCTCCTTAGTTTAATATAATCGCCTTGACCTTTTAAAACAAAAGCACAAATAACATCTGAATAATAAACTTCATGCGTTGTTGTTAAAGTCTTACCAGTCCAATTGCCTACCCCTCTTGTAAAAGTAACAATATCCCCTTCGTAAATATCTACTCCGTTCTTATCTTTTAAGCCTGTGTATTGCGTACACTCATACCCTTTTTCATGCTCTCCATTATCTGAAATATTATACCCATAATTATAAAGGAGCGATTCAAAACTTATTGGCTCGCAATACCACTCTTTTGCTAAGTTATCCCAAACTCTAAATTTTATTTCTCTGTTTTCCATGTTATTCATTTTCTTTTAAATTAATTCTAATTCCGCATTCGTTGTAAAATACCATTGTATCTATCTTAGTACTGAAATACTCCTTTTGCTTTTCGGATATAGCCTTATAATTAGCTGCTTCGATTAATGCTGCATCCCTTTGGTACATTAATTCACTTATCCAAAAAAGCATCCGAATAAAGCTATAACGGCTAAAATAGCAGTCCATCTATTAGCATGGTTCTCTTTTTCCAGTATTACAATTTTCAATAAAGTATCTTCTATTTCTTTTTGCGTCATTTCTACGATTGCTCTCATATTATCTGTTTTTAATTTTGGTTAGTAGTTCGGTGGTGGTTAGTTTTTCTCCGCTATCAAAATTAGTCCAACTTTTATATTGTGGAATATAATCCCAACAACCATAAGATGCCTTTTCAAAACTTTGCTTTATATCTTCCATCTCCTTATCGTGCTTTTCCTTTTGCTCGGATAGGCGTTCGGATATAATTTTGGCTATTGCATTAAAATCAGTTTTTGAAACTACATCGCCATGCTGATATACTTTAAATGAATGATTATCTAAAACATCTACTATTTCTTCTTTTGTCATGTTATTATTTTTAAATTTTTTCTATTTCTTGTTTAACTTCTTGCCAATAATCCCTTCTATTAATATAATCAATGCCATACGGAATATTTGTTAATTCAATTAAAATCTTATCAACTGCAATTATAGCGCATTGTTTAGCTTCACGTTTATTTACAATATGGAAAAATTCCCAAAACAATTCTTTTGCTTTTTCTTTTGGTATCATGTTATTAGGGCTTAAGGGTTAGAAATTATACTTATTTACTGAATAAATTAATTGAATTGCTCCATTAATTAAAAAGAAAAACGCTATAAATCCAAACCTTACACTTTCTCCCCAAGCAAAAGTATTAAATGTTCCTTGCACAAATGCAAATGATATGTAGGTTATAATTAATCCTACAAAGAATATAATTAAATGTGGTGTTAGTTTTTTCATAGTTTTTGGTTTTAAATTTCTGTTATCTTTGTTTCTCTTTTGAATAATTCACTACTTCTTACCTCTACTGATAACTGCTTATTACGCTCAGATAAAAAGTAGAACTTATAATAGTTTTGACTTTCTCCACTCTCAAATGGATGGTATAAATGTCTTTGTAAGTACTTTGCAGCCTCATTCATTTCTTTTAAAGGTACGTTAATTACTAACATTACCTCACATTCGTAAAGGCTTTCAAACTTGCTTTCGAGTTCAAGTACTCGCTGAATTGTTGTGTTGTTCATATTGTTTAGATTTTAATTGTTATATTCTTTTTTTTAAATCCTTAATTGCAAATAACACAGTATAGAACCTATCCGCATATCGAGTGCCAGTTATATTTAATCGGTGCAACTGCTTTTCAACCTCTTCAATTACCTCTAAAGCTGTTAGTTTGGGTTGTTCTTTTGGCTCTTCAATTCCTATTTCTTTAGCCAATACATTTACTATATCATTCTCCCTGCTACCTATTATCTTAACGCCTCTTTTAATTAACTCCATTTCGTAATCTGCTAACTCTTGCTCAGTACCTTTAAAGTATAGTTTGCCATAGCCATAAGCTATATCACTAAATCCTTTTCCTGTACCATTATCGAACCTTAACACTCCGTTGTAGTTCTTAATATCTATTACATAATCTTTAATCATTTTGTTTAGTTTTTAAATTGTTTAACGGCACAAATGTAGTTAAATTTTTAATACCTCCAAATAAAAAGTAAAATATTTTTAAAATAATTTATTAATATTTGTTTGGATAATTAATTAATAGGTTGTATGTTTGTCGGAAATTAAATTATATGGACGCAAAAGCAATAAAGAAGATTAACAGTAAGTTAGCAAATGTAAAGTTTTGGAAAAGAGATTTATCTAAGGTATTAGGAGTTAAACCACCTCAGTTAAGCTACTGGTTAAAGAGTTGTAAAGTACCTACTAAGTATGTAGATAGTATTAATAACTTTGTAAACGAGAAAGTATGAAGGATGTTATAATAGCTATATTGGTAGTAGCTTTATTTGTTATAGGGTTTATATCCTACGATAAAACTAAAGAACCAACAAACAACCTACAACAAGAGCAAATTAACCTCGATTCAATAAATGCTTATACTACTCATAAATACGATAGTGTAGTAAATGTGAATAAAGAGTTTGAGGCTAAAATAGTAGCAAAGGAATATATTATACTAACCTTAAAAGGATTAGTAAATGATAATAATAAAAAGTATCAAGTTATTACTGATTCCGCTTTGGTGTTTGAGTTGGGAAGATTGAGAAAAGTGGGGATAAGATAACGCTCATTATTGTAGCAGTTAAGGAAAAGTACGCCTTATGCTTCGATTAAAGATCAAAACTTAAAAGTACAAAACAGTAACTAAATTAATAACCAAAGCCTTAATTGCTACAATATATTGTTGTAGGTAGGTTTTTTAAAATAACGAATTATGTTACAGAGAAATGTAAAAAATGAAGGTAAAAAACGTCCTGTTTGTGCTTGTGGCGCAGAAATGACTTATATTGAATTTAAAGGATATTATGACGAAATGGAGTTTTGGATTTGCGAAAACCAAGAATGCAAAACAGAAGATGATTTTATTGCTGATAAAACCATAAGAGGGGCGTATGCGTAACTTTGGCTACAAAGTTGAGCAAACTTACCTACAACGTTT